GCACAAGGCGGCGGAGGCGAGGCTCCCGCTGGGAACCTACTGGGCTCGGCGGAAACAGTGGATATTGTCGGCGGCCATTTTGACCGTGAGGGCCTGATGCAACTGACACACACGCAGATGGAGAAGCTGGCCGGAGACCTGGGCGTGGATGTCAGCCGGTGCAGGAACAAAGGCGATATTGCTGATCTGCTGGTTGAGGTCGAGGTTGAGGATTTTGCGGAGCCTGGCGGCGAGGTTCCGCCCAAGCTGGGTGCGGAGGCCCCGGTGGTATGAGCTTCAAGGATATGCTGGCCGACGACATCCACAATGTGTTTCTGAATTCGAGTGAGTTTGCTGAAAAGCGCACGGTGGAATATGACGGGGAACGCTATGAGGACATTCCCATTGTACTTTCCGGGTTGAAGGAAAAGGACCGGCGGCAGCTGGTAAGTGATCATGTCCAAGGGCTTTTCTTGGTGTCTTCAGTGCTGCACTGTGCCTTGGATGACCTGGGTGGCAACCAGCCGGAAAGAGGAACCCGTATCTGGATTAACGACCAGGAGGGCGGCGGAGGATTCTTCCGGGAATACTACGTTGCCTCTTCGGTCTGTGAACTGGGGATGCTGCGAGTGGAGCTGGAGGCGATTGACGAATGAGCGACAACACTGGAACGGACAGCCGCCACACCGTATATGCCGGCCTGACGGTAGACGTTGTCGAGAACAGCATAGACCGGGTGACAAAAATGCTGGCCGGTATCAGCGGCGGTGTTTACAAGGCGGTGGGCAGTGCGCTAACCCGCGCTACTACCGCTGGCAGGACTGCAGCAAAGCAGTCGGTCACCAGGGAGTACGCTATTAGCCAAAGCGAGTTTCTGGCCCGCACAAAAAACATCAATCATTTTGTCCGCAATTCCAGTGGCGGGATCTCCGTGGTGTTCGGTTTTTGTGGCAACGTGATTCCGCTGACAAGGTTTGATACCAAAGTGAAAAACTCAGGCCAGGTAGTTACCAAAGTGAAAAGGTCCGGTGCAGCGGCAACGCTGGATCGGGCCTTTTCTGCACAAATGGGCGGGCATCGTGGCATCTACGAGCGTGTGGGTGTCAGCCGGTTTCCAGTGGAGGAGCTTTACGGCCCCGCCACGCCGCAGATGATGTATTCCAACGAAGCTGTTACCGATGAAATGGAACACAAGATGGCCGAAATCTATGAGGCCCGCGTCGACCATGAGATCCTGCGCATTCTCAACGGATGGGGGATGTAGTTGAATGACAAAGGTTGTTTTGCTGAAACGGCTGAAAGAGTACACGATAGAGAAAACCAAAGACCTGCTCCTGCCAGTAGCTCAGCAGAAAGGAGATGCGGAACCGCCCAAGGACTGCTCCGTGGCTGTCTATCGAATCCGCCTGCCGGACAGTAGGGCGGCGCAGAAGAAAGCTCCATACATCCTACATCAAGTTATAACCGGCAAGGACGCCCAGCCCGCAGGGCAGGCGGCAACATCCCGTGTTACTATCCGAACCATCTTCTGTGTGTACCACAAGGACGAGGAGGAGGGTGGGCTTGCCCTGCTGAACCTGATGGAACGTCTGCGTATTGGTATGCTGGAAGACCAAGTTATCGGAAAACAGTTCCGTCTCGACCTGGAGGCTGGGCTGGAAAGTCTGGTTTACCCAGAGGACACTGCACCCTATTACGCTGGGGAAATGATTTCCGTATGGAAACTCCCTGTCATCGAAAGGAAGGTACCATATGCCTAAAAACACGACCAGTGCGGCGGCCCTGCCCGATAAGCCCGCCGCCCCATCCCCCTGCATCACAAAACCCAACAGCTGTGCTGCCGGGTTTTATTGTTACCTTGGCCCCAGCCTGTCGGGCCTGATCCAACACGGGGCCATTTTCCGGGGTACCCAAACCGAGGTACTGAAGGCTGCGGCCAAGGCCATCGAAAAACAGCCCCTGGTGCGGACGCTGATTGTTTCCGGGAATGAGTTGCCGGAGGCCCGCCTGAAAGTAAAGCGCCCCGGTAATGCCCTGTACGCCAATTACAGGAAAATCGCCGAGAGGCAGTAAGGAGAAAGAGCAATGGAAAATCTTGGCATTCACGTTCAAGAAAAAGCCACGGCGGTCAGTACACCGGCCGTAGCCACCGCCGGCATCCCCTTTGTGGTTGGACTTGCACCGGTCCACTCCGCAGCAAAACCCGCAAAAGCGAACCGGCCTGTGCTTTGCACCAGCTGGGACGAGGCAGTGGAAAAGCTGGGCTTCTCCTACGATTGGAAGAAGTTCACTCTGTGCGAGGTCATGCACTCCCACTTCCAACTTTATGGCTGCCAGCCGGTGGTCTTCTGCAATGTCCTGGATCCCTTCGCTGCAAAACAGGAGATGGAAGCCACCGACCATGAGGTCAGCGACCACAGGATTATCCTGCCTTTTGCAGTCATTGGCGATAACAGCCTTGTCGTTCGCAGCGGCGAAACCACTCTGGAAAAGGATGTGGATTACAGTGTCCTCTATGATGCGGAGCAGGACCGCTGTATCGTGGAGCTGCTGAGTTCGGGCAATGTCTACGACGCCACGACCCTCAATGTAAGCGGTAACACTGTCAATCCGGAGGCTGTTACCACCCTGGACATCGTGTCCGGAGTATCCCTTATCGACACCTGCATGAACACAGTGGAAACCATCCCGGATCTGATTTGTGTTCCTGGTTATTCCCATCTTCCCGAAGTGGCGGCGGTCATGGCTGCCAAGGCCGCCAGCATCAACGGCTTGTTCCGGGCAAAGGCGCTGATTGACGCTGATTGCGGACCAAACGGCGTTCGGAAGTGCGCCGACCTGGGCGATTATAAAACGGAAAACCACCTGGTAGATGAAAACCAGATCCTCTGCTGGCCTATGGTACATAAAAACGGCCATCATTACTATATGAGTACCCATCTGGCTGGGCTAATGGCCCAGGTGGACACCGGTAACGCTGGCGTCCCCTATGAGAGCCCCAGCAACAAACGCTTCCAGGTCGATGGCTGTTGTCTGGAGGATGGGACGGAGATCAACCTGACCTTTGAGGAAAGCAACTTCATTGCCAGCCACGGCGTCGTTACCGCGCTCAACTTCATGACCATGGGCTGGCCCTGCCGCAACAACTATACCGCCTGTTATCCTGAAAATACCGATGTGAAGGACTATTTCATCCCGGTATCCCGGATGTTTGACTGGGTGGCTAATACCATCATCCGCACCTTCTGGCGCAAGCTGGACAAGCCCATGACCCGGCGGCTGGTAGACACGATCTTGGACGCCATCAACATTTGGCTCAACGGACTGGTAGCCAGCGAGTACCTGCTGGGGGCCAGGGCGGAGTTTATGGAGGAGGAAAACCCGGAGGAGGATCTTCGGGCGGGTATCTGCCGTATTCATATCTACATGACGCCCCCCAGCCCCATGCAGCAGATGGACTTTATCCTGGAATATGACGCAAGCTATGTGGCCGCGGCGTTACAGTAAAAAAGGAGGGAAAAGACGATGAATCAGCCGGCAGCGATTATCAATCTGGAGGTCTACGAGGACAGCGTCAACCTGCTGGGGGTGGCAAAAGTCACGCTGCCCTCCATCACCTACCCCACCGTTTCCATCTCCGGGGCGGGGATGATGGGCAATATGGACGTTCCCTTGCTGGGAATGGTGGACGCAATGACCACCAGCATTGAGTTTCTGGACGCCAGCAACGCCCAGGCTGCGGTTATGCTGTCCGAGCCTCGCAAGCACCAGCTGGAGATGCGGGTGGCCATGGAACACTGGAACGTGGAACAGGCCGAGGTGGGTAGTTGGGCAGACCGCTACCTGATGGTCTGCCACCCCAAGGTCTTCAACCCAGGAACCTTTGCCCCCATGTCCGCCGCAGGTGCATCCAATGAGTTTGCGGTCTATTACTACGCCGGATTCCGAAACGGAAAGCAGCTGTGGGAGATCGACAAGCGGTCAATGAAGTGCATCATCAACGGGGTGGACTATATGGCCTCGGTGCGTAAGGCGCTGGGCAAGTGACAGTGAAAAGAGCCGCCCCTTTTCGGGGGCGGCTCTTGCTTTACCGGACGTTCAACCGTTCCTTCAGTGCGTCCTGCAACACCTTGGATAAGCTGATACCAGCGGCGGAAACTTGGTCGTCCAGCCATTTCGGAATACTGACAGTGCGCCGGACAGCACGACCATCCCGAACAACCGCACGGATCAGATTGATAAACTCCTCCCCCTCTGTTTGGATAGTCCGAGGACTGCTGGAGGCGGGAATGGAGTCTCCATGTTCGATGGAATATTCAAGCCACTGGGTTAAAGCATCACCAGCCATATACAACGCATTCTCCAGAGACTTTCCTTCGGTGATGCACCCAGGGAGGTCGGGGAAGGTGATGGTATAGCTGCCATCATCTGCGTTGAGATGGAATACTGCGGGATAGACATATTTAGCCATGGAAAAAACCTCCTTGTATTGTTTTCCGGGCGGCGGGGACTTTTTCGACCCCACACCTTTTAAGAATACCCCTGCCCATGGAAAAATCCTCCTTGTATGGTTTTCCGGGCGGCGGGGCTTATTTCAGCCCCGCCGCTTTTAGGATTGCCCTTGCTGTGTTTTCGTTTACTTCCCGATGCCGCGGGACCGATATTGGCCGGCAGTTTTCTTTTGCATATACCGTGTGATCTCCATCATCCCGGCAGTTACTGTATCCTGCGCTTTCCAGCTGTTTGATAATGTCCCGTCGCTTCACCTTAACACCTCCTCTTGACAGTTTCTATTATACTACGTAATTTACGTAATGTCAAGAAAAATATTTAATTTACGTAATTAAGGAGTGCCGCCATGAACACCGAAAAGAACAGAATCGCAACATCGGCCGCGGATGCAGCCAGCGCAGAAAGGGCAGCGAAGGCCGAAGAGGACATCACCGTCTATACCCATGTTTTCAAAACGCCCTTCGCCTACCAGGGGGCCACTATCGAAACGCTGACCTTTGAGTGGGGGAAGCTGACCGGTGCCGACCATCTGGCCATCGAAACCGAAATATTGATGCGGGGGAAGACCTTGGTCACGCCTGAGTTTACCGGGGATTTCCTTTGTGGTATGGCTGTTCGCGCCTCGAAAGCCCGCAGTGATACTGGGTTCCGGTTGGTGACAGATGAACTACTGAAGTCCCTGCCCATGCGGGACTTTCAGGTCATCTGCAAAAAGGCCAGAGGTTTTTTATTTCATGCGGGGTCATAACCGGCAAAGACGGGCTATGGCTCCGTAAACAGTATCTGATCCTGGCAAAGAACAACAGCACCCCTGTTCCCTTCTGGCTGGACCTGCCGCTGTGGGAACTGCGGTTCTGGATCCGGGCAAACAACGCCGTTATCATCGAAGAAAAGGAGTCCGCCAATGGCAAGCAGAAAAGAATATGAGATGCTATTTGCCCTCAATGCCCGGATGAATGGCGGCTTTTCCGGGACCTTCTCCAAGGCCCAGGCGGAATTTGTCCGCTTGGGGAAGGAGGTACAGGAGTTAGGGCGGCTTCAGCGGGATGTATCGGGCTATCAGAAACAGCAGGCGGCAGTAGAAAATACCACCGGCAAGCTGGATAACCTGAAACAGCGGTACGCCCTGCTGGAAAAGCAGATCGGGGAAGCTACCGGATCCACCGCCGCCCTGGAGCGGCAGAAGCTGGCATTGGAACAGCGCATCAAGGACACCGAGCTGGCGCTGGAACGGCAGAACCAGAAGTTAGAAGCCACCAGTGCCCGACTGAAGGAAGCCGGAATCAACACAACAAACCTTGCCGGGAAAGACGCCGAGTTGGCATCCAGGATCAAGGCACTGAAGGCAGAGCAGGACAAGGCCGCAGACAGCGCGGCCAGCTTCGGGGAGCGAACCTCCGCAGCTTTTGACGCGGCCGGTCAGGCCATCGCCGCCGCTGGGGTAGCGGTGGCCTTGCGGGAGATCACCGAGGCCTTTGTCGCCTGCGTGGACGGTGCCGGGGATTTAGAGGAGGCTATGTCCACGGTGGAGGCATTATCCGGGGCCAATGCCCAGGAAATGGAGGCTCTGGCGGCAGAGGCCAAGGAGCTGGGGGCTACCACAAAATTCACCGCCAGAGAAAGCGCCGACGCCATGGGGTATATGGCGATGGCCGGGTGGGACGCCAACGATATGCTCCAGGGCATGGATGGAGTGCTGCAACTGGCCGCGGCCTCCGGCGAGGACCTGGCTATGGTGTCGGACATTGTGACCGACAGCCTCAGCGCCTTTGGGCTAACGGCCAAGGATACGGCACACTTCTCGGATGTTTTGGCCGCAGCGGCCACCAGCTCCAACACCAATGTGGCCATCATGGGCGAGACCTTCAAGATGTCTGCGTCGGTGGCTGGGGCCTTGGGATACAGCATCGAGGATGTGGCCGTTGCCATGGGCCTCATGGCCAACAGCGGCGTCAAAGGGAGCATTGCCGGAACGGCGCTGAAAAATACCTTCAACGGTCTTTTGGAGGGTGTGACCCTTACCAGCGCAGCTTTCGGGGAGTATGAATACAGCGCAGTCCGGGCAGACGGGACCATGAAGGACTTTGGCTCCACCGTGGACGAGCTGCGGGGATACTTTGAACGGATGACCGAGGCAGAGCGGGTGAACAACGCCATCACCATCGCCGGCGAGCGGGGTTACAACGGCCTGTTGGCTGTCCTGAACGCCACCGAGGCAGACTACACCTCCCTCACCGCCAATATCAACAACTGCACCGGGGCAGCCCAACGGATGGCCGCGGTGAAGCTGGATAACATGAACGGCCAACTGACCTTGATGCAGTCCGCTTGGGATGCCCTGAAAACCACCATCGGGGAGGAATTTCTGCCCGAAATGCGGGGGCTGTACGAGGTTGGGACCGATGTGCTTACCGATGTCAACGCCTTTCTCCAAGCGAACCCTGGCCTGATTAAGGGGATCGCCGCGGGAGCCGCAGTGATCGGCGGTGTTACCCTGGCCTTGACAGCCTATTCCGCCGGGGCGAAGGTTGCCGCTGCCGCATCCCTCTTCCTCTCCGCCTCCATTCCCGGCGTCAACATTATTTTAGGAGTCACAGCGGCGGTGGCGGGAGTTGTAGGAGTAGTGACCGCCCTGACTGCCGCTGCCAACGAAGGTATCCCATCGGTCAAAGAGCTGTCTTCTGCCGCTCGCGATATGCAGGATGCCATGGAGGACGCCGGGAACACCTTTGAGCAGACCGCTTCCAAAACACTGGCAACAGCAGAGGTCGCCGGGCTCTACATAGACAAGCTGGAGGAGATTGAGACCGCCACCGGCGGGAATATCGCGGAAAACCAGGAGTACCACAACATTCTCACCCTGCTTTCCCGGACAGTCCCGGAGCTGGCGGACAGCATTGACCTCACGACTAACGCCATCGAGGGCGGCACAGAAGCCCTGCGGCAGCACACCGAGGCATGGAAAAAGGACGCGGAGGCCCAAGCCTACCAGGAGTATCTGAACTCCCTGTACGACAACTATAATGCGGTCATGCTGGAGTCCGTGGAGAACAGTATCAAGCTGACCCAGGCTCAAACCGCCCGGAAGGCGGCGGAGAAGAAGGGGAACGCCGCCCTCCAACGGATGGAGGAGCTGAACCAGAAGGCGCTGGCCGATGGAACCGCTCTTTCCGGCGAGTATTACGAGCTGCAAAACGCTGTCTATCAGTACAACGATGAGATCCGCCGGGCCGGTATCTCCATAGACAACCTTAACGAGGCTATGGAAGCAGACGCCGAAGCGGTTGCCGCCGCCGAAGCCGAGTTTGAGAGCGCCAGGGACGCCGTGGACCAGCTGACCGGGGCGGTGCAGGGGCAGAGCGAAGCCGACGCCCTCGCCGTCGTCCAAAGCCGGGAGCTGGGGGACGCCATTGAGGATACCGCCGGACAGGTCGCGGCGCTTGCGGAGGCTTACAACGAAGCCTATGTTGCGGCGAGGGATTCTATTTCCGGACAGTACGCCCTGTGGGACGAGGCCGCCGCCGTGGTGGAGACCAGCGTGGGCAGCATCAAATCCGCCCTGGAAAGCCAGATCACTTACTGGCAGGACTACAACGCCAACCTGGAATCCCTCGCCGCCCGGACAGGGGATATTGAAGGGCTGGCAGAGGTGATCGCCTCCTTTGCAGATGGGAGCGCCGACAGTGTAAACGCAGTGGCCGGTCTGTCCAAAGCCAGTGATGAAGATCTCCAGACGATGGTGGAAAACTGGCGGGAGTTGCAAAAGGAGCAGGAGGCTGCTGCCGGGAGTGTATCCGATTTGAAAACCGGCTTCACGGCCGCCATGGACGAACTACAGGCGGCACTTGCGGAGGACATCAGGGAGATGGACCTGGGGGCCGAGGCCATTGAGGCGGGCAGGGCTACCATCCAGGGCTACATCTTTGCGGCCAACGAGATGCTGCCCCTGGTGCAGAACGCCTATGAGGATCTGGGCAAAGCTGCGGTCAACGCTATGGGACCGCTGCCCTACAGTGACAGCGCCTGGGCGGCAAACCGGGGCCTCAACAAGTATGCAGCCGGGACCCAAAACGCTGCCCCTGGGCTTGCGCTGGTGGGTGAGGAGGGACCGGAGCTGATCTATTTCGGCGGCGGAGAGAAGGTGTTGAATGCAACCCAGACCGCCGCCCTGCAGGTGCAAGCCATTCCGGCGATACCTTCCGTCCCGGCTGCCGCCGGTGGCCCGGCCCCATCCATCCAGGTGATTTTCCAGATCTCTGGTAATACCACCCCGGATACGGTATCCGCTTTGCAGGAGTATGGGGACGAGTTTGCCGCACGAGTGCTGGAGGTCATCGAGGATGCTCGGACAGATGCAGAGAGGAGGGCCTACTAATGGCAGGGACCTACACCACGGTCCAGGGGGATATGTGGGACAGCATTGCGTATGCCCAACTGGGGGATACGGCCCATACCAATCAGCTCATAGCTGCCAACCTGCGGTACCGGGAGTATTACACCTTCCCGGCAGGGATCGTTCTGGTCCTCCCGGAGATCGTCCGGCAGGCCGGCGCTGATACTTTACCGCCCTGGAAGAAGGTGGGCATATGAGCGATACTCGGCGGACCGAGATTGCGGTAGCCTTTGACGGGGTGGACATCAGCGCCGCTCTGGAAAGCAGCCTGTTGAGCCTGACCTACATTGACAACGAGGAGGACGAATCGGACGACCTGCAAATCAAGGTAGAGGACCGGGACGGGACCTGGCTGCGGGAGTGGCTGCCGGCGGCGGTCCAATCGGCGGCGTCCTCCGCCTCCCCTGCATCGGGCGGCTGGAACATCGGCGATAGCGTTGTGGCAAATGGCCGCCCCCAGTTTTCCAGCTACGGCATCGGAAACCCCGGTATCCCTGTTACCGACCACCACGGGAAAGTCACTTACCTCAATCTGCAAAGCGGCATCCCCTACCCTATCCATGTGGACCATCTGGGGTGGTTTGCGGAATCCCAGGTGCAGAAGGAGGGCGGAGACACAGGTCAGCAATCGGGGCTAAAGATCCGAGCCTCCATCACCAGGTGGAATTGGGAGAGAAGCGGCCAGCGAGAAACCCTCCCCTGCGGGGAATTTGAGCTGGACGCCATTGATGCCTCCGGCCCGCCGGCGGTTGTCACCATCAAGGCATCCGGCCTGCCTCCCACCTCCCAGCTCCGGAGGACCAAGAAGTCCAGGGCCTGGGAAATGTACACCCTGTCCGGCATTGCCGCCGAGATTGCTACGGCCAATGGTATGAGCTGCCTATATGAATCCCCGGAAGACCCCAGTTACCAACGGGTGGAACAGAGTACCAGCGACATCGACTTTCTTTCCGGCCTGTGCCACAACGCGTCAATCAGTCTGAAGGTGACAAACCGGTGCCTGGTCCTCTTCGACCAAGCACTCTACGAAGCGAAGGAGCCTGTTGCGGTCATTGAGTATGGCGGCGGATACAGCAGGTATAAGCTGAACATGGGGGCTGCGGACACGAAATACTCCTCCTGCCGGGTAAGCTATGTGGATCCGGCCACTGGTCAGTGCATCGAGGCCACCGCCCGGATCGAGGACTACAACACCGACGCAAAAAGCAACCAGCAGCTGGAGGTATCTGTCAGGGTGGACAGCAGCGGCGAGGCAAAAGCCCTTGCAGCAAAGCTCTTGCGACTCCACAACAAATATGCCAAGACAGCCTCCTTTACCCTGCCAGGGGACCCTTGCCTTGTGGCTGGGGTAACGGTCCAGCTCAAGGGTTGGGGCGCCTGGAGCGGGAAGTACATCATCTCCCAGGCGAGGCATACCGTTGGCAGTGCCGGCTACACCACACAGATCAACCTGCGGAAGGTATTGGAGGGATATTGATGATGCAAATAGTCCGGATCGGGACAGTGACAACCATTGATCCCGTCAAGCGCACTGCACGGGTAAAATTCCAGGATGCGGGGACAAGTTCCGGCTGGCTGTATGTGTTGGCCTCAAGGCCGTACATCCCGGACTACGACGCCCGGCCCCAACAAACGGAAGATGGCGGCAATGCTGCCAGCCACCGGCACGATCTTACCATCAAGCCGTGGATGCCGCAGGTAAACGCCACAGTGCTGGTCCTCTATCTGCCGGTGGAGGGCGGGGACGGGTTTGTTTTGGGTGAGATCGGAGCCTTGGGGCAGATCAAGCAGTAGGAGGGATAGCATGGCCATCGTAGGATGCTTGGGGGATGTGGTGTTCGCGGTATCCGATGCCACCGTTCGGACCTTGGACAATATGAGTTGGTCTGGCTCTGTCCGATATGCTGCCCATGAGCGGCACCTGGGGGACACCATCACTGAGTTTACCGGGGTGGATCCGGACAAGATCACCTTTGACATCACCCTGCTGGCGGACTTGGGTGTCTCCCCCATGGCCGAGGCTGACAAAATCGGCCGGATTATGCGCAGCGGGAGAGCGGTTCCGCTGACCATTGGTACCGCCCGGTATGGCCGGTACCGGTGGAATATCACCAAATACACGCTGAAATCAAAGGCGTTTGACCGAAGCGGCAATCTACAAATGGCAGTGCTGTCTGTTAGCTTGCAGGAATATCTAAGGGGTTGAAGCAGATGAAATATCAAGTTTCGGCATCAGACCGGAGCCCCTTGGGGGCTTTGCAGTTGAATGAAGCTGACCCTGTAAAATCGGTGCTTCAGAATATTGCGGTCATCCTCTCGACACCAAGAGGAACGGTCCCTCTTTACCGGGAATTTGGATTGGACTGGACACTATTGGACAAGCCTGCCCCGGTGGCAAAGGTGTTGATGGTCGCGGAAATCCGGGAGGCCATCGAACGATGGGAACCGCGGGCCGTGGTGACAGACATATCTTTTTCGGAGGATCCGATCCAGCCGGGAATTTTGATGCCGATTGTGGAGGTGGAAATCATTGAGCAGGAACGCTGATTATCAGTTTGTGTCCACAGATACAGGGGGGTTGGTTGCCCTGCTGGTAATGGCCTATGAGCAGATCACTGGGGTAACGGTCCAGCCCGGCGGCCCGGAACGGCTGTTTATCCAGTGGGTCAGCAGTGTGCTGGCCCAGGAGAGGGTCCTGACCAATTATGCGGGCAACCAGAATATCCCCAGCCGGGCGGAAGGGGCCAATCTGGATGCCCTTGGCGAGCTGTTTCTGGAGCGCACCCGGCCGGTGGCAAAGGCAGCAGTTTGCACTGTGCGTTTTTCCATCTCCGAGGCCCAAAATACCGCCATCCTTATCCCGGCAGGTACCAGAGTGACAGACACCGGCGGCGGATTGATTTGGGCAACCGAGACGGACGCCTACATCCCTATTGGGGAAACCTCCGTGGAATTGCCTGTAAGATGCCAGACCGCTGGTATGATTGGTAACGGATATGCCGCCGGCCAAATCAACCGGCTGGTGGACATCTATGATTACTACTCGGTCTGCGCCAATGTTACCGAATCGGATGGCGGCACCGACGAAGCCACCGACGAGGAATATTACCAGTTGATGCGGGCCAGCATGGACGGGTACAGCTGCGCTGGATCCGCCGGAGGGTACCGCTACTGGGCGAAGCAAGTCAGCACCGCGATCCGGGATGTCATCGTTGACTCTCCTTCTCCCGGCGTCATCAAGCTCTATATCCTGATGGAGGATGGTACACCTGCGTCTCAGGAGATCAAACAGGCAGTGCTGGCGGCGTGCAGCGCCGACACTGTGCGGCCGTTGGGCGACCAAGTCCTTGTGGAGGATGCAGAAACAGTATCCTATGAGATCAGCTTTACCTATTACCTGCAGAGTGGATCTGCTAAAAGCGCAGCGGATACTGCAGAGGCGGTTAAAGCCGCTGTCGCTCAATATACAGCTTGGCAGTCCGCCAAGTTGGGACGGGACATCAACCCCTCCTTTCTGGTGGGGCTGCTGATGCAAACCGGTATCAAACGGGTAGAGCTGTCCGCTCCCACCTTTACCGCCCTGCGGGATGGTGGCGACAGGGCAGTCCCCCAGGTGGCGTCGGTGGGGATGGTCACAATAACGAATGGGGGCTATGAGGATGAATAAGATGGCCCCCATCCCCGATCCAAGCCACGGACTGACCCGTGAAAATATGCTGGCTGCTTTCCCCGTCGCGCTCCGGGAGGATACCTCTATTGCGGCACTGGCAGATGCAGTTGCTGGAGTGCTGGCGGAACGCCGGGAGGAGATCGACCGCCTGCGGATCTACTCTGCGGTCGATCAGTTGGAGGAACCGCTGCTGGACATCCTGGCCCACGACTTTAAGGTGGACTGGTGGAATCCCAACTACTCCCTGGCGGAAAAACGGAGAACGCTTAAAGGCAGCTGGCAAGTCCACAAGACCTTGGGGACAAAGGCTGCGGTAGTGACAGCGGTTGCCGCAGTTTACCCAGACGCCCAGGTGCTGGAATGGTTCGAGTATGGCGGCCGGCCTCATTATTTCAAGCTGCTCCTGGGCACACATCCAAGTACAGAGGAAAAGCGACAGATCCTGTCCGCCGTTGAGATGGTCAAGCGGAAAAGTCAATGGCTGGACAAGCTGGTTTATCAGTGTATTACCGCAGTCCCCAACCACCCCGAAGCATTTCTCCCGGTATCCTTGCGTATCCGGTGCCGCATCTGGAACCTGCGGATGATCCCGCCAGTGACATGGGACGGGGCGGAGACCTTTGGGGGCTATCTCCAGTTTGACCAGCGGTTGGCGGGCTCTGGCAGCACTTTGAGACTGGCGGTCCGGACGAAACTGCCCCGGCAAACCAAGAAAAAGGTAACGGCACAGATAGCCGCAAAAGGCGCTGTCCGCAGCGAGGTCCACTCCTGCGCCACTACAGCCTTCCAGGCGCGGGCGGCTCCTCTCCGGGCAGTTACAACGGGAGAACAGAGCCCCCGGCAAATACACCTGCGAACCGGTGTGCGGAATGAGAGCAGCACCAGCGCCATCCTGCGGGCGGAATCCCGTTGTGATTTCGACGGAGTGTACAGCTTTGACGGATCCCGGCGCTTCAAAGCGGGCATAACCATAACAGAAATTTGAAAGAAAGGGGATATGTTACATGGCAAACCAAAACAGTGTGGTCACAAAAGCCAGAAGGAAGAGCCTGGCGCAGATCACCTCCGGAGCGATCACCGCCCTGCCGAAGATCGCCGCCATTGCCCTGGGGGATGGCGGCGTACAGGAGGACGGTACGGTGCTTCCCCCTGGAGAGGATCAAACCGAACTTCACCACGAGGTTGGCCGGTACACGGTGGCCGAGCCCACCTTCCCGGTGGAAACCACAGCCCGATACCAGATCACGGTGCCGGAAACTGAGCTGGCCGGGGTTTCTATCAGCGAGATCGCCCTGGTGGACGAGGCCGGGACCCTCTGTGCCATCCGCAGTACCTCCCCCAAGACCAAGGACGGGGACGAGGAGTTTACCTTCATCTTCGATGATGAATTTTAAGGGAGGGAGGAGCTATGGCAAGAGGATTCTATCCGCTGGAGGAGAACCCGGAATACCAGGACGAGGTTGAGCGGCTGTTGAATACTGACCCAGTGCGGGCGGAGGACAGCTTCTTCGGCTCCCTGCTCCTGCGGATACTCAACAACATCAAGGCTGCATGGCTGAAGGCGGTGGCGGCAAAGGAAACGGCAGACAAGGCGATTCCAGCCGCCGAAAAGGGGGCTCCAGGGGGCGTCGCCACCCTCTCCCCTGATGGGAAACTGGAAGTAACTGTTACCGCGGGGGAGGTAGGGGCTTTGCCTGCGAACACCCCCATTGTTCCCCCCACCCGGAAGGTGGCGGGCAAGCCTCTTACCTCGGATATTACCCTGGGGCCGGGCGATGTTGGTGCGGCCCCGGCAAAGCACACCCACACCCCGGCAGAGGCAGGAGCAGCAGCGGCCAATCACACTCATACTGCCGCCCAAGTAGGGGCATCTCCATCCAATCACACCCATACAGCGGCGCAGGTGGGAGCAGCAGCAGCCAGCCACACCCACGCCGCCGGTCAGGTGACAGCAGGAACCCTGGCGGCAGGGGTGGTGGCATCCTTTGGCACCGACTACGGGACCACGCGGCTGCGGAACATCCGGGCCGGTACCGCCGACCTGACACCGGGGGTGAGCGCCCTAAACAACGGGGAAATCTATATTGTCTACGAATAGGGGGAGGGGGTGACATATGGCGAAATCCGTTCATTTTGGCGTAGCTGCCAAAGCCCGAAAGGGCCGGAAGATGTATTGGGGCGTGAACGGTGTCGCTCGGAAAATCAAAAAGGGCTACATAGGTGTAAACGGTGTTGCCAGACAGTTCTACAGTGCAGGGGTACAGGCAGGAGCATATTCCATCCTAAACCGCAGCAACTTTGTCCTTGCGAGATGGGAACCGCCAACGATGGCTGTAATCTCACAGATCAATGTGACCGCGTATATCAACGCCGCCGATTATCCGCAAATCCCTTGTGGCGCTACCGATACTGGCCTGTTCATCAGCAGCGGCACAACCTCCCGGATGCTTGATCCCATTACTGGGGCGGTATTAAAGACCGTCACAGCCCCTTCTGTGGTCACTTCTCTTTCGGGAGGATTACCCGGCATCGTTGCTGGTTCCAAAAATGTCAGTGGACGTTCCTGGACAGCGGTCCTTTTTGACCAAGATACTTTAGCCCAGCTTCGCAGTGGCACTGTTACAGCGACTTTCGGAGATAGCATTGTCTATGCTTTGTGTACAGGCGGCGATGCAGCAAGGATATTTGCGTATGAATGTGTGAGATACCGGGATGATGGTCAAACAGACTATTATGGCGGTTATCGTGTTCTTGATGCACGCACCTTTGCGGTACTCTTCACCTACGGCTACTACGGTAATTCTTCTACCTCCGCATACTCGCGTTTCATGGGTGATTGGTACAAAGGCATTCCCTATTATGTTTCAAATAGTAACTTTAACTACGGGGATGTTGACATCTGTCAGTGTGACCCCAATACCTACGCCAGACAGACTGTGATTTATTCACATACCATTGGCGGGGCGGTATCGCCTTTTGCGTATGCGTCTACATTTATTGCTGTCAAAGGATAAATTACAATTAGGAGGAAAATTATGTATCAGCTTATCAAAAGGTATTACAAAATGGGCCTCTACACCAAAGAGAACGTAGCCAAATTCGTGGTCCGGGGGACCCTCACAGAGGCCCAGTACCGGGAGATTACCGGGGAAGGATATGTCAAATAGCACAAAGAAAGGAATATAATATGTACAAATTGCACAAACGGGGGGGGGGGGGGGGACCCCCCCCAAAACCAAACCAATCCCCCCCGGGGGGGGCGCCGCCCT